AACCCTCCTGCTTTGCTTCCGTATTCGACTAGATGGCCCATAGCATTCATCCCTAGACTAGCACCTTCACCAAAATACTTATTTGACTCCTCTTGTGCGTCTAATGATTTTGTGAGCTCCTCAACCGTCATACCAACCGACTTGGCAAGAGCATCTTGTTCCAGACGATTCATTTTTCCAAACTCAGCTGAGCTTCCCACGTTTTTAAGAATCTCTTTGGTCGCTCCTTCAATATCATTGTTAAGAGCTAACTCACGAGCTTTATCTAGGTTTATTTCTTTGCCAAGCAATACACTAGCTTCCATTTGAGCAGTAATAGAACTTTCAAAATCAAGTAAACCGTCTGCTATTTTTGAGGCAGTTGACATTTCAACTCCCATCTTATGTAAGTTAATAACACTTTTACCAAACTCCTCTGCACCCTTGCTTCCTGCTCTAGCCATCTCTTCAGTGTTCTTGGCCATGTCTTTCATGATCTCGCCTGGAGCTATTCCTTGCATTTCTGCTAGGTGACCAGTCATCTCCATAGCATTGGCAGCCGACTTAGATGTTTCGCCTGGTATCGTAGACATTGCAGCATTTAGTGCTCCGGCTTCTTCTCCTGATATACCAAACTCTACAGCCATCCTACCTAGTTGCTGTGTTGTGTCTCGTGATAGTGCATTTACATTACCAAACTCTGTCACCATTGCAGTGGTTACTCCCTTTGCGTCAGATAGGCCCATCATAGACATTAAGTCCATTCCTTTGAATTGAGCTTCTATGGCTTGTCCTGCTGATAGTCCTTGTTTTTTAAAATCCTCAAATCCTGCAGTAAACTTACCAAAAGCCTTTACCCCTTCATTAAGCATAAACGCACCCATTGTTTTTGGATCGTTTCCAATTGCTCGAGCTGTAGCTAGTACTTTATCTAGATTCTTTTTATAGCTTTCAGCTTCTTCTCGTATTTCGAGAGTTTGTGCTGCAATTTCTTTTGTGAGATTATTTTGTTTTTGAATTGCCTTTGTTTTGTCTTGTTCCGTTTGAACAAGTGCAATTGCATCATCAAGTATGCCCGATTCTAATTGCCTTTGTATTTCTTTTTCATCAGTAATACCCTTATCAATGAGCATCTGTGCTACAGTCTGTGCGTAAATACCCTCAAGTCCTGTCTTTTGAATAACCGTCAATCCTACTTGCTCCTTTGCAGCTGCCAACGCCTCATCGGCCATTGAATTGGTTAGTCTTTGAAGTTCTACATTATCTCCTGCTATTTTTGTAAGCTCTTTGTAATTTTTATGAGAATCAGCTAAAAGCCCCCTCATAGTAAACAACTCTTTTCCGATTTGCTTCTGGTATTCGTAAGCCTCTTTTTGAATTTCAACAAGTTTTTTTTCAAAACCCACCATCGATTCCATAAGGCCTGCGTTGGTTCTCAGCGCCTTTTCAAGCTCAGGAGAGGCTTTCAATGCTTTCTTAAACTCATCACTTAAATTGTTTTCCATCTATAGGGTTTAATCTATCTCCACTTAAAGTCTACTATAGCTCTTAATGTGTCTGTACTCCGACTCATCATACTGTAAACTCTTTTTTCAAATTGAGCTGGTGTAAGTTTTGCCTCTTTTGCCATTCTTTGAAGTTTAGCGTCGTGCTTCAAGGCTTGAGTTAAGTAACCCGCTCTTCTGTCGAGTATACCTTTACCGTAACTGCGAGCTCCGCTTGCTAACCAATCTAAAAACGTCTCCTTTAATACTTCCTCCTCTTGTTTTTGTTTTTTTATGTCTTGTGCAAGCTGCGCAAACTCATCACTATATAATGCAGCAGCGTACTGATAATCTTTGTCTTTATTGGTTGCGGCATCTAGTGCAGTAGTAATCTTATCTACTATCCACTCAGCGTCCGCTTCTTTATTCTCTTTACGGATCTTTTGAGCGTATAGGCGAATAGATTCTCTTAATAGTGTTTCGTTTGCGTTCATGTAAAGGCTTTTGTATAAATAGGTTACAAAATGAAAAAAGCCAGCTGATTTGCTGGCTTTATGTTATCATCTTCTCCCTGATTTAGCTTTTTCGTATGCAGCCTTTTCCGCTTCATTTTCTTTAGTTTTGACATCAGAAAGCTTACGGTAATAATAATTCCGTATATGAACCGGTAAGCGGTAGAGTTCTGTCCATGACCATCCCATCTTTCCATAATACATAAGGTCGAATATTTGGTCGTATAGGTGGGCCTTATACTCAGACCCCAGGCCAAAAAAACCCCACGTCGATGGGTAACTGCATGCTTGTACTTTCGTGTCCACAACTACCACACTCGTAGTAGATTGTTGTATCGACGTCTGGTGTAGATTCTTTAAGGTATTTACGTAAAGCTAAGGAATCTCTAGATAGCATGTTATCTACAAACTTGTTGATGTATGCCTCATCTGATTCACCATCTACAGATACAATCACCCGCTTAAGCCTTGATGTTAGTTCACGATCGATTCCTGACACTTTAGCTTTTTTCTTATTTGCTTTTGCCATCTCTTCAATCCTCTTCTCGTCACCGTGTGTTAACATTTTTAATGTAAGCTCTTTCTTACATGCAGGTAGTGTAAATTTGTGGTAAATACTTGCGTCATCAAACCCTTCCCAATTGATTTCTTTTTCTTCAAACTGCTGAAGATCAATTGTGTGTTTATGCTTTTCTCCACAAGCTGGGCATGTAATCTCTACTTCATAATCTTCTCCGTATGCTAAGATTCTGGCTGCAATAAAGATTGCATTCTTATCGATAGTTAATAGATCGTTGTAGTTGATCTTTGTTACGATTAGTGATTGTAGTAGTTTATCGATGACCACCCCTTGTTTGATAAGGTTTTGTGATGCTAAGATGTCTTCTTCTCTTGCAGTCATATATTTCATCTCGATCTGACCTGATCTTAATGGATGACCTTCTGGATAGAATCGTCCCTTACTCGGTAAAGAAATAACCTCTGTAGGTACTTCACTACTAGATCCTCCAGTAAACTCATCAGGAGTTCCTGTGTTGGTGTGTTTTTCCATCACCATCTGCTTGATCTGCTCGTCTGTTAGAGGTTGATTTTGATTTGGATAATCGTCGTTTACAACTGTGCTCATAATAAATTAATAACTTTGTATATACATATAAATAGGTCGCAAAAACAAAAAACCAACTTTTTAGGGTTGGCCTTTTGTTTTGGTCTAAGGTGTTTCTTTTAGTATTCTAATACTGCGTAATCAATTCCTAAAGTTAAAGAGATCTCTACTGGAGTTTCTGTTGACCAGTCCATATCTCCAAACTGAGCAGTCTTGATATATGCACCCCATATTTTCCAGTTTTCGATCTTATCACCTACTGGTCCTAATACAAATATGTCAAAGTTCTTTTTGTAGAAGTCCGCATATCCGTCTCTTCCAGTTACTGATTCGTGCGCTGTACGAACCCATTCCATTACAGCTTGTGCTCCTGATGGAACAATTGAATCATACATAGTGATTGTGATATCTCCCCACTTACACTTTCCTTTCATCTTACGGATAATGTTGATGTGATCTAACACTACCTCTCCACACTCCAACTGAGGACGTGAGACTTTCTTACATAAGAATGATGGTATTCCATCTACTTCAAGTATGAATCTATTCTGTACCTTAGGTTCGTAGTTGGTGTAGAATATTTTGTCGTTTTCTATTAATGATGCCATGTTGTGTTCTTTTTAATAAATAGTCTCGATCCTAGTTTTATTGATCAAATGTTGCTCCAGTTGGTAATATGTTGAAGTCTAGTACAATAAATTCAGCAGCTTTTGCAGGCTGGATATAAATTTGTCCATACATCTGATTTCTATCGATTACATCAGGAGTGTTGTTTGTTTCGTCCATCACTACTCGGTAAGCAAATAAACCTTGTCTTGATTTCACCGTCTCTAAATAAGGTGATACAATGTTCAAGAATCTTTGACGAGTCTCTGTAGTGTTGTTTTCGAACACTAAGTATCTTGATGAACTTGCAATGAATTTCTTCAATGCGATCAACAATCTACGTACATTTACTCTATCAAGTGCGCTTGGCTTAGCTTGTAGTGTTTTCTGACCCCATACACATATTCCTTGGTTAGGGAATGTTGCAATTGGATTGATTCGGTTATCATATAGATCATCTCGATCTGATTGTCGTAGTTTAGTCTCGATATCAATAGCTTCACTAATTCCACCTCTATTCAATCCAGCTGGTGCAAACCACTCGTATGCTACATTATCTGAGTTAGCGTATACTCTTGGAAGTACTACTGAAGGTGGAACCCAAACTGGCTTATTACGGTCTGTGTCAAGAATCTTAACCCATGGCCAGTAAGTACCTGCGTAGTTTGAATCAAGTGATGCGTTTGAGATTGCTGACACTGCAGCTCCTAAAGTGCTTCCTTGAACAACTGGATCAATTAATGTAAAGCAGTCTCCTCTATCTTCAGCAACTTCAATCATCTTGTTAGTTACTGCTGAGTGATCTGCTACTGTGATACCAGGCGCTACAATTAGGTTTACGTCTAATTCGTCTGGGTTATTGACTGTATTAAGTGCTTTGATGTAAGCTACTGCTCCGTTTGAGTTTGCAGTTGTACAATCTAATCCAAATACGTTAGATGGTAGGATATTAGCTCCAGTCTTTTTAGTAATTGCTGGATCATTTCCGTCGTACCCTCCTTGAAGACCTACTGAGAATTTTAAGAAGTTTGAAATATCAACTCCTGCAAAGGTTGATCCTGAGATGCTAGCTCCTCCAGTAATGCTTGAATTTGCGTCTGTAGCAGAAGCACTTGGGTGGATGAAACACTCATCTAAGTTGAAGTCGTTTCCAGATATTTGAACTGTTCCGTTAGCTAATGGATTCAATAAGTTTGTGTTATCTGAAGTTGAGCTGAAGTCGAATCCGTAGTATGCTTTCTTGCTGAATGCTCCTCTGATCTCAGTTAATTGGTTTACAAACGATGCAGTTGGTACTGAATAGGAGGATGATATTGGTTGAACATAAGCATCGAATCCAAATGGTTTAACGCTTGGAGTAATTGCTTTATTCTTAACATCATCTACCGGTTGAACATAAATGTATTGTGATACGTTGTCGTAATCTCCATTGACTGTTACAATACCAAGGTCAGATACTGTTTTATATCTATCACCAATTCTTCGTGAAACATAGTTAGGTGAATCTGGGTCTAAGTTTAGGTTAGCAAAAGATTCTAATACAACTGGACGTTGATCTGTGTCACCAAACTCTCTTACCAGTAATGTAAATGATCCGTAATCACTAGCAGGATTTCCACCTGGAAGTGTTGTGTTGATAACACTAACCTTTAATGAAGTGTTTGTATCTGTACCATCAGCTATTGTTTTAACTTTGAAAAGATCTAACTTCTCACTACCAATAATCTGTGATGTGATAAATGGTGTTTCAGCTGGTGAAGCATCTCCTGCATTTGAACTTGAGTAGTCTACGTTTGCGTTTGCTGACTCAGTTACAAAGGAAACTGATCCACTTAATCCAATTGATGCCTTTAAGAAGTTATCATACCATACATACATATAACCCTTCTTAGCTCCTTGTGCAGATGTACCAAGTACGTTCTTGAAGTTGCTTACGTTATTAGGGTCAGCAGATGCTGTAAGGTTTTGTGCAGTCACTCCTGATCCAGATAACTGGAATCCAAAGGATCCAGTCACTGATCCTCCGTTAAACGCACTTGTGTCAAAATCTGATTCGGTGAATCCATTACCATTAGACGCTCCGTCTGTTGTATTTTTAGTCGGAAGTATTACACCAACAAGTCTGTCTGTTGATCCGTCGTTGTGTACGATGTGAACAGCGTCAGAAGCATATCCACCCTCCTGCAATACACGAACTACTGTTACAGTACTCGCTGCATTCAAGTAGCTTTTTACAGCGTAAGGTACGTATTTGTCTTCGCTTAATCCACCAAACTGTGCAATAAATTCATCAAAGTTTTCTACGATTGTAGGAACAAAAGCAGGCCCTTTTTTAGTAGGTCCTACAATAGCTGCGCCAATAGCAGCAATCCCTGCAGGTAAGAACGAAAGATCCTTCTCGTTAGTAAATACTCCTGGGCTAACTATTTTTTCGGCCATAGTGTTTGTTTGTTGTTTGTTTTAAATAAATATGCTAGCTATAACCCGAAACTGTTGTTTTTTTTATTATTTTGGTGTAAATTCTCCAGTTGCCATATCCAAAGACCCTACTCCGTATTTTTCATTCAAACTATCAGCTAACTCTTTTTCTTGCTTATTTGTTGTCTCAATCTCATTTGATAGGACCTTTTCTTGATCATCTAGCTGTTGTAAGTAGTCTTCTCCTGACTTACGTGCTAGTTTCAATTGTACAAGTTGTACACCTAAGGCAGTGTACTTTTCTTGAATAGCTTTGATGCTTTGCATCTCTTCGTCTGTAATTTTTGTTTTACTCATAACCGTGTTATTTTGTTAATAATAAATAGTTTGTGTTTTTTGCAAAAGCCGTTTTCTAAGCAGCTGCATGCTCAAATGTCTACGTATTAGAGATGCTTGATCAATTGTCTTAGAGGTTATTAATTATTCTGTCTTATTATTAAAATAAGATTTTTAATCGATTTTAAAATCGTTCAACCGAATCATCACCTTTTCTTGTAAAGAGTCGGTATCATAGTTGAAGTTATCCACTTTAACATTTTCTAATGTTACACCATACTTACATCCGTTAACTCTAAGAATCAAGTTAACAGTAATCTCCATTTT